TCCATGTCGACCCAAAAGCGATCGAAGATCATCCAGGTGTTATCGGCCGTCGCGAAATGCGGAGCTTGGCGGATCGCGGGCAGGATTGCGCCGTTGTCGGTATAGGCATCGAGTGAGAGCGAGTAGAGATTCCCGTTCTCCCAATCGCCCACGATGATCTTGCCACCGAAGGCCATCATGCAGTTGGAGCGATGACGATTCAACGACGCATCGACAGGATTTCTCCACGCGCGTTCGTGCCACAGCTGCGTATTGTCGTCATACACCCAGGTTGCGTTCCCGGTCGGGAAGGTCAGCACGTAGAAGGTATGCCCTTCCTGCTGATAGCTGTAGCCGACGGCATCGTCAATCCTAGCGTACTGCGACCAGGCGAATTCCTCGGCATGGGTCGAGATGCGTTGTGGTCGGTAGCCATTGGCTTTGACCACCATCCCCTGACCTCGATCATCGGACGAGAGCCACAGCACGGTTTCATTGAGCTTGGCCGGTGAGTTCTTCGCCGCACAGCCTTGCTCCATGAAGGCGCCCTGGATGCGCTCGAACGGAAAGTCCGCATTGCCGCTGTCGAAAAAGACTTCGGTCGTGCCGGTGTTGAACATCCACACTTCGCGCTGATTGACCAAGAGCGAGATCAAGAGATCAGGTGAGCCCTCCGATGTCGCAAAGTCCAAGGGATCAATCGTGTTCGCAAGTAACCCGGTGATTTGGAACTGTCCCGTTCCCGGCTTGTTGAAGACGAAATAGCCATCGGCGTAGTCGACCTTATCGGCACCGGTGAATGCAGGATCAGTGATCTGCACGACAGTCGACAAAGCGGGCGCGGTGTTGGGTGTGACGACATAGCCTTCAGGACCCGTCACCAACATAATGGTAATGCCGTTGCTCGCCATGCTGACCGGCGTGGTGCGATTGATGATGGTGCCGATGAGGGTTCCAACACCGGCCGTGGTGGCGCTGTAGACATTCCCACCGACGACGACGATGGCTTGGGTTGCGGTGAACGGGATTGAGCCGCGCACGCCACCGCCGGCAAGGGTCGAGAGCAGCACCGTTCCCGGTGTACCCACGAGCATCGCAATCGATTTGCTTTGGCCTGAGCCAGAGGCTTCTGGGTAGAAGTTCACGGCTCTGGCGCAGTCAAAGTTGCGCGACCTCGAAAGGTACGTGCCGCCGATGAATGGGACCGGTTGAGTGGCGCTCATTCGCTACACGCCTGTCTGCCAAATCGTAGGTCCGCTATCGACCAACGCACCATCAAACGTCGACTGCCGCTTGACCTTGTTCGCGCGCTTGATGTCGGCCAATGCTTTGGTTGCGGGTCCTGATATCTCAGGCGTGATCGCAATCCCATAATCAGGCGCCATCAGGATCGCGAGCATGTAGCGCATCATCAAAAGGTAGCCGGGCGGAAAGATCATCGCTGTATTGATGTCGGTGACCGAGGTTAAGACGCGATCGGTATTGAGCCCAATGTTGACGATGCCCGAAGGGACGGGCCACAGTGTGACTAGACCTAATGGGTTGTCGTTCACGTACAAAAACTTCTCGACAATCGGCTGTTGCTGGGTTTTCAAGCCAATCGCGTCATACTCGCCCTGCCCCATCGGGCTTATGGGAAAGTCGACGCCGTTGAAGGTGCAAATGCCATCGCCTGCAATGCGAACGGGACGAGTGGTGTTCCAATTGCCACCCGGTCCGATGGTGTAGAGCGCCTGCCCTGCGATAGTTGCGAAGGTCTCGACTGCCGAGCCAATGACGGCGAGGTTTTGCAGCGAGAGGTTTTGCAAGAGGTCCGTGAGCGAGCCCAAGCCATCGTTCATTTCATCGGCAGTCGGTGTCTCGCCCGTTGCAATGGCGCCTAGTAGGCGCAGGGCGCGGCGCACGAGAACACCTGCGGTTACCGTCTCGGTCGGCGCATCAAGGACGTAGAAGCCGCTCGCGTCTTCCTTGAGGTAGTAGGAGGTCATGGCGCAGGATCCACAGGCTTCGCTTGTTCCACTCGATGTTTCGTCTCAAGCGCCCACGTGAGCGGAATAAAATCGTACTGCTCATCGGTGAGGTAGTGCTCAATCACGGATTTTTCGTCCATCAGTGCACGTCTTTGGCGTATGTTGGCGCAGTCGTGGTCCAAAACACTTGATAAGCGACTCCGGGGTCTAGCTGTACCGCGAGTGTCGTTCCACTAGTGAGAATGCCGAGAGTCTTCCCGCCCTTGACTATCGTTGAGGTAAAGGTCGCGCTCTGCGTGAGGTAGTGCGTCTCTGGTGACTGACCAGCGGCGATGGTGGCCAGAGATGCCAACCGGGTTGTACCCTTGGTTATAAAGTGCGCGGGTACCAGCCCCGATCAGCGTCGCTCCCTGCAAGAGCGTATTGTGCTCGATGGTGTTCGAGTTAGTTCCACCAGACTCAAGTAGAGAAACACTCGCGCCAGTCGCCATGCTTGAGAAGCAGCCAATGATCTTGTTGAAGCTGCCACCCGATATCGTGATGTCACCGATACCGACTTGGGCACCTAGATTGTCTTGAACAAACTGAGTGGTGGCGATGATGCAATTGACGGAGTTATTCAGCCGTAAACCTGCACCGGTATTGTTTCCAATGATGCCGTTCGTCCAGTTAAGTCCGGAGCAGCCGTCAAAATAGACGCCAAGATTGCCGTGCGTACCGGCCCAGCAATTAGCAAATTGCATATAGTTGCAAGGGGAGGCATTCGAGCCTTGCTGCACAAAAAAGCCGATGCCGGTGTTAGTGTCAGAGACGCAGCCGGTGAACTGACCGAATTGAATCGGGTAGCAGCCTGCAGCCGTGTTGCCGATAAAGAATCCGTTGATGCCGTTCTCGGCCTCGCAGTCAACAAGCTTGCAGCCATTTGGATTGAGCAAGCGCCATCCGGTGTCAGAGACATCTTGCGCAACACAGTTGACTGCGTTGATGGCATTACTAGTGCCTACCGGAAGCGTCAGCAGTAGCTGGTCGAGGTAGAACCCGGTAGCGTTTTGTTGCGTGCCAGTACCATCGACCTGGATGTTGTCCCACAGAACCTGCCACACGCCAATGCCATACATCCCCCGGAAGCAGCCATGGATGCGGACATCTTTGTGGATCGATCGATTAGTGAACGACTCGGAAATTCCTACCGATAACGTATTGGCGTGATTTGTACCCCACGAGCCGAAAATGGCTAGATTCTGTACGCCGCCCCGATTGATTACATTGTTGAAGGCACCCGTTGATGCGATGACTGGGCCATTAAAAGTTGAGGTAGAGACGAGAGCCGTGAACTCAGCCCCATCACCCATCATGTACACGCCGGCAGGACGATTGATCGTCGCGGCAATCAAATAAGAACCACTCGGAATGACGAGCTTCGCAATCGAACTGGCAGTGCACGCAGTGAGGGCCGTATTGAATGCGCCGGATATGTCGAGGGTGAGCAAACCCGCTTGTACATTCGCGATCTGCGCGGCCGTCATAAAATCGAACACGCTGATCGATTCAGCGAGCTTCGACGATACCGTGCGCGCCTGCGCTCCAATCCCTGGCGCCGTATACGTCCCCAGCGCATTGTTCCCAACCGCGCTCACTGTGGTGCGCACGGAATTGCCCGCCTGATCGACGGCAAAGATCTCTGCGCCAGTGAGCAGCGCAGCCGGCGGCAGAGCGCTGTACTTGCTATCGGCCATTACAGCCCTTTGCCCTTCGCAATCTGCGCGGCCAATTTCTTGGCGTCCGCATCGTCACGCTCCGCTTTGACCTTCGCCGCCTCGGTCGGATTCGGCGCCCACTCGCCGCCTAAGGCGCTTTCCGCTTTGTCATCCTCGACAATCGCGGTACGACCGTCCGGGTGATACTTCATCTTCGGGAATTCCTGGAAGGGAATTGGCGTGTTCACCCGAATTTCGGTTTCCTTATCCATCGCTTGACTCCTAGAAAGAAACCGGCGCCGCAAGCACGCCGGGTTGGGTTACCTCAATTGGTCGCAAGCTCTCCCGCGAACAACAACTGCACCCAGTCGATGGCGACGATGCCGGTTGAGGCTGCGTTCAAGGTGAAGGTCACAGAGCCCGCCGCCGGTGTTACGCGAATCGACGTCGCCGTGGCATCGGCCGCGATGTTCGAGAGCACCGCAAATATTTTCGATTCCGCCGTGATGTTGGGGTTGGTGAGAACCACGGCCGTGCCTGCGGCTGCAATGCCCAACCGACCTTGGTTAAGGTCAGTGGTCACTGCGCCCGCCGTTACGGGACCTGCGGAAGTGGTCGCGATGCCTTGTGCAATCAACGCCGCTTCCATGGAGGTCTGTAGCTGCACGATGGTGCCCGCCAGATACCCCCGATATGCTCTGCCAAGAAGGATCATAAATTGCTCCTGAGAAAGTTAAATCAGCGCCTGCGCGCGAAAGGGTTGAGTGAAAATGAAGGGATGACAAAACTGACGGCTGAGCGCTTGCGCGAATTGCTGAACTACGATCCAAAGACTGGCGTCTTCACGCGACTGGTCAAAAACACCAACGCCAAGTGCGGATGGCCCGACAAGGTCGGGTATCTGTACTTGATGGTTGATCGAAAGACCTACGCCGCTCACCGACTCGCGTGGCTTTTCATGACTGGCCACTGGCCTATCAATGAAATTGACCATTTGAACGGCATCAAATCCGACAATCGTTTTGCGAACCTTCGAGACGTACCTCGTGAGCACAACATGCAAAATGAGGTACGCGCTCGAAAGAACAACACCTCTGGACTCATGGGAGTCCATTGGAGCAAGTCTCATCAGATGTGGACGGCGCAATTGCGGATCGGCGGCAAGACATTGATGTCCGCCAATTTCGCAACCGCGCAAGAAGCTCATGCCGCTTACATTGCTGCTAAGAGGCGTTTGCATCCGGGCTTTACGCTGTAGCTTCATGCCGCTTCACGTGGCATAAAGCACGGCCAACTCGGGATATGTTGCCGCGAAGCCAAAAAGAACATCGAAGCGTAAA